GCACCTTGGGCTTGTGCCTTCCTCATTTCCTCTTCGGGCAGTTGTAGACCTTCTAATCCTGCATTAAGTAGTATATTATTCATTTCACTTCTTGTCATCTCTGCGGTCTCTTTGATGATCTTTGTATTCTCTTTATCAAGTACACCTAAGTTTTGCATCATCTGTAATTGCCAAGCCGCAGGATCTTCTTCTAAAAAATCTGTCTTGCCTTTTAGTTTACTTGATATATTTGCTAGTAGCTCTAGTTCTAAGTTTGCATATATATCAGCAACTGGCTGTGATAACCTGTCTAAATGTTTTCGGTCCATTATTCAACACCACCAAATGCCTCTTTTTCATCCTCTTCCCCTAATACTGTTGCATTTTCTTCATTTATTTCATCAATCATCTTTTGTGCCTCTTCATCCGTCAAGTTCATGATCTTCATTAACGTATATTTTGCACTAGCTAAACCGTTATTTTTAAGTTTAATAAAGAAATCTGATTCTGTGTGTTTATCCTTTATTATACTGTCATCCCAAAAGAACTCTGTATCATAGTCATCAATCGGTACCTCAAACATATCATACAATGACCCAACTTCACCTAACGTATGAATGAAATTCCTTAATCCTTCTTCTATTAGATTTTCATTGGATTGTTTAGTTTGATATGTTTTACTCTTCTCTGATACAATTTCTGTTGCTGTCTTAACAGATTGGCCATCAAATGTGAATGTACCTGAACTAAAACCTACTTGCATACTAAACAGATTCAACAATGAGTTAATTGCTGCAACGTGTTCGTCTACTCTCAATGGTACCGTGTTATCCATTATCTTTTGTTTCTCAGGATCCGCAAAACTAAATGCTTCATATACTTCATCATCAGCATCAAAATATCTGTCCATTGTTCCTGTTTCTGTATCAATTACTGATCTGATAGATGCACTTGGGACGATGATTCTACGTTTGCCTAACTTAAACTCTCTAACAAAACTATCAAATGCATTATCAATCGCAAACAATGTATCTTTAGCATTTGCAAAAATACTTATTCCTAATGGTGAATTTAACTCAAAGTTGTTAGCTTTATTAGGCTTTAAATATTGAAACATTGGTTGTGACAATCCGTCTATCGTAACTATCTCTTCTAGATCTTCATACAATGTATTGAGTGGTACCTTCCTGGCTGTTTCATTTGAGTTTCTATCATTCTCATATAATTCATTTTTAATCACATATGACTTTACTCTCTCATCTGTCTCATTAAGTGTATATTTCCACTGATGAAATTCAAATAAACAATATGTTTTATCCTTCTTTTTGCTTACAGTCAAGAACACTCCTTCTGTAATATGATCATTCTCATAACTTATAGGAATAAAACAATCCGGTGTTATATAGTTTATAATAAGCTTATAAGAGCCATCTGGTTGCTCTTTAGGATGGGCCTTAAGGATTAATCCACCTAACGCTAACATCTTCTCCAGTTCTCCCTGAAATACCTTATAAAACCTATTATCATCTAGCACATCATTAATGTTATCCTGAAATACGTCATCCGATATGTCAATGCTTACCTTCTCTGTAAATATTAACTTTGATAGTTCTTCTGATGCAACCTTCGCCATATTTAATGTGTGCATCCTTCTTTTCTTCTGCCCATTAATTGTTTTATATTTCACATCATGCCAATCACTAAAATATCCAGCATATATTGCTTTCCATTGGTCAACTAAGTTATAATGTTCATCACTTATTTGTACCTGTGTTATGTCTTGCATTGTTTTACTCTTATTGAATATCAAGCTTAGCCACCTCCTTACTTTATTTGCAACATCCTTTATCCCCATAGTATTCACCTCTTTTCATTGCCAACAGTTGATGATCCTGTAATATGTTTATCTTTATTACCGTTAATATAATCTTTGTTGATTAACGCATATTCATTTCCATTGAATGCTACTTTTGTTGGGATTCCATTTCTCTCCTTCAGTACTTTAGCCATCGGTCTGTATTGTTCTCCTCTTGTTCTTGGTTTATATTCAGCTGGCACTNTACTCACTCCCTATATTTTAGATACACGCTCTTTATTTCCTGTATAAGCAGCCTTATATGCACTATCTTCTGGGTTGTAAGTGATCTCAAAGTCTTCATTCTGCGCTACCTTGTTTGCTAGTGTCTTATTTTTGATATAACATATTCCATTGAATTTAATATCACTCAACATACGTCGCATAATTACTTTTTCACTTCTTCTTTCTGCTCTTGGCATTCCATCACCTCACCTAAAATGTACCTCTTTATCGGCCATCGTGATTGTTACTTTAGGATGATCATTTGAGGGCCTATCAGGAGGCTTTAATATATACCCTTTGTATACTGCCACCTTTAACTTATCTACATCCTCTATATGCATATCTATTCCAATTGCAAGTATTGTATGTGCTAATATATTGCTCTTGCACTTATAATGTTTTCTACCATTCTCTATTATCTTTGCCTCTTCTTGTGATATTACCGGAACATCCATTTTGTCACCTACACTTTCATCTCTAACTTATTTAAGTTATTTGTGACAAAATACTGGAGAGCATCGCATGTATGATCATATACCTTAATTACTTTAGGATCATCAGACTGTAGTGTGTCTTCATCCCATTGATACTTCTTGTGCTCATCCAGAAATACCTCATTATTTTCAGTGTCTAATACATATAACTTCTCTCTAGCTAACAAATCCTCTACGTTCTCAATCATCTTTACTTTCTTCTTTTTCTTTGCTGGTGCTAAATAAACTCCTTTATCTTTAAAGAACTGATTTCTTAAAGCTCCTTCAGCTGAGTCAATAGTCCATGTGTCTATAGATATTTTAAACTTCTTCATATTATCTTGTGCAAACTCCCATAAGTCATTACTAAATTCACTTGGTGCTTTCTTCGTCACTTTACTTCTTGGTGAATAATAAAACGTATCTAAAACAATTGCTCTCTTTTTCATTGTATAACCTATGAATAGAAATGTTGTTGCTGATGTCGAATAACCTGGATCAATTGTAATATCTCCAAACAATATTCTATCATCGTCCGGNACATCNTCTACAATCTTAAACAAACTGTAATTATATATTACATCACCTAATCCAATTACTTTGCCACCATACATCCAATCATGGTAATCAGGATCAGTCTTTTTTATTTTTGCTACTTTCTTTTTAAACTGCTCTGATAAAAATCCTCTCTGATCTTCTTCGTATGAACTATGATGCACGTAATAATCTTCATCGTATTTAATCTCATCCAACCACTCATTTATCCATGTATAAGGATTACGAGGAGGATTATAAGTAAAGTATATCTCTACTTGTTGATCACCCGGCAGATCCTCACGTATAAATGTATCATTGACCATTTCTATCTCTTGCTTACCATCAAACTCTGCTGCCTCTTCATACCATAAGTCACTCACATATCCTTCAGATATCTTAGCTGATTTTATTTTTAAAGGATCATCTACACCATAAAAGTAAAATGCTGTATTAGTACGTTTATGAATTATTTTAAGTGGTGACTTTAAAAATGTAAATTCATGTTGTGTGTTCAACAATATGATTGCCCACTTAATTTGTTCATAAATACTTGTTGATAAATACTTAGCTACTTTCCTGAATCCTATTATATTAGATTTATCATCCTGTAAAAACTTATGCACTAACTTTATAGATACAGTTGAACTTTTAAAACTAGATCGTCCGCCTTTAAATATTCTATACGGTTGTTTTATAGGATCCTTAGTACTGAACAATCTATAGAAGTTAGGATTAATTAAGTCAGATAGCTTTATATTTATTTCTATCTTATTATCTGCTAGTAACGGATCATCATCTTCTACTACTGTATTCTGTGCGTATTCTTCTATAGTTATATGTCCGTTATTATATAAGTCTCTTAGTTGTCGCTGCTTATATTGTTTATCCTTCTCTTTTAAATCATTATTTATTTCTTCTGCTGTTCTCATACATTAACCTATAT